GCGGAGTATGACGAGCGCGGTCTCTTCGGCGGTAACCGAACCGGCAAGACTCACTGTGGCACGTACGAAGACACACTCCACCTGACAGGGCTCTATCCTGACTGGTGGGAGGGTCGACGGTTTGACCGACCTATCGGCATTTGGATCGCGACCGATACCGCGAAAGGGGTTCGAGACATCCTGCAGGAAAAACTGTGCGGTGAGCCGGGCGTTCCGCAGCTGTTCGGGACCGGCATGATTCCGATTGATCTGTTCGCAGGCGATCCGGCAACGAAGCACGGCATCGCGAACGCGTACGAGTCGGTGCACGTTCACCACCACACGAACGGCATCTACGACGGTGTATCGACGCTGATGTTTAAGTCTTACGACCAAGGACGTCAGGCGTTCCAAGGTACGCAGCAGGAACTTATTCATCTGGATGAAGAGCCGAAATTAGATATTTACACTGAGTGCTCGTTACGTCTTATGAGCACCTCGCCAAGCGAAAAAAACGGCTCGTTGGTGTTGACCGAAACGCCGTTGCTCGGAATCTCCGAGCTGATGATAAGTTTTCTGCCAGAGTTAAATCCGGCTGCGGACCTGTTGAAGAAACGGGAATATAATCACGATCAAGAGGATTACGACATGGTGATTAGTGAGTAAACCATGCAAAAAGTGTGGCGGAACAGAAAAACGTAAACGGGGCGAGTGTGCCATCTGCGCACGAAGACAACAGAATGAGCGATACGCTAAAGATGCGGCATACAGAGAGCGCGTGATTCGACAATCGCTAGAGCGATATCACGGCGGCGGAAAACACGACCCGATAAGAAAAAATCGTGTACTGGCGGCGGTTAGAAAAGGCCGCGGGCTACCGAACCCTACACGCGAAGAGCCTGTTATTTGTGAATGTTGCGGTAAATCGATAGTCGGTTACCGACTGTGTTTAGATCACAACCATTTAACCGGCGCTTTTCGCGGCTGGCTTTGTAGGCCTTGTAACACGGCGTTAGGACTGCTCGGCGATTCTCTAGATGGTGTCGAGCGCGCTCGCGCATATCTTTTGCGAGTGGAACTTTCGTGAGCGAAGGCGGACGTGTCGCAACATTTCTAGATATGGATGACGTGCCGCATCTGACAGAGGCGGAGAAGCGCAAGATCCTGCGCGGCGTCGCGCCCTATGAGCTGCAGGCCCGCAAGAGCGGAATCCCCGGGCATGGCGCTGGAGCAATTTATCCGATCGCCGAGGCGCAGATGCTGATCTCGCCGTTCGAGATTCCGGCGCACTGGCCTCGCAGCTACGGCATGGACCCGGGTTGGAACTGTACCGCGGTGATCTGGTTCGCGTGGGATGTCGACCATCCGTACGTTGATCGCGACGGTAACACCCGCTACCCCGCGGTGGCGTACGACGAGTACTACCTCGGGCAGGAGCATCCGGCGATTCACGTTGCCGCGATCAATCTGCGCGGGAAGTGGGTGCCCGGAGTCATTGACCCAGCCGCCGAGAAAGCGCGCGGCCCGGACGGTGAACTGTTGATCGAGGCGTATCGCAACCTCGGCCTGAACGTTTATAAAGCCGACAACGCAGTGCGGTCGGGGCTTCTAACTTGTTGGGACATGCTCTCGACGCAGAAGTTACGGATCTTTAACACGCTCATTCACTGGACGAAAGAGGTACGCTTGTATCGCCGCGACGAGAAGGGCGAGATCATCAAGAAAAATGATCACCTCATGGACGCCATGCGATACAACGCTATGAGCGGGTTTCAGCACGCGAAGGTACCCCCCGAAGGCGAAACCGGAGTCCCGTGGCACGCGTGGGATCCATCGATGGCAACACCCGGCGGCATATGGACGGGCTGATATCGGTTGCCGCGATCGATGAAGAATTCAAACGCCACGGCCAGTGCCTGCTTGTTGACTTGAGCGGACGACTGGTGGTGTGGGGCGTTCCGTCTAAGCGAGCGGCGCTTCGACCGCTCATACAGGGCAAAGAGGAAGAGATGAAACGGTTTTTGATCGCACGAGCACTCAGAGAGGTGAAGGCATGAGTATTAAATTGAAGCTGCAGCATAGTGAAGGGTTGCGGCTGCGTCAGCAGACGGCACAGAGTGTCACGCGTACCGAAGGTAACGTTGTGACCGCGGGCACCGACTGGAAGTTCGACAAGCATGTCGACTATGAGGGGCGCCCCAGCGATGAAGTGGATCAAGATCGTGATTCGCGTCTTGTTGACGGCTCTGGAAAGAAACTCCGACTCGGAACCTACACCGTACATATCAACGCGGGCATGCACAACCTCGTGGTCGAGCGCAAGGGCAAGGTCAAGAGCCTCGACTTCAAGAACGAGTCCATCCGTAACCAGCTTCGGATCCGATATCAGGAACTGAAAGAGACCGGACGCAAGACCAAAGACGGCAAGCCGATCTTCGAGTGGAAAGATCAGGGCGGTGCTCCGATCTACATTCCGCCTAACACGTGGGGCGGCGCATTCGTTGGCGAAGGTCAGCGCGCAATTCTGGACGAAATGCCGACGTAAGTCATGTCCGGTAACAGCGGCGACAACTGGGATTTGATTGGTAACGTGCCCGGCGAGTCCGGGCCGCTGCCTAATCATCCCGGTTTCGAGATCCCCGACCTCGGCGGATTGATGTCGCGCATTCTCAACTTCTATGAGGACGGGGTTGGTTCTTGGGAAGAGAACCGGCGTCTGCACTCGGAAGACCTGAACTTCATCTACAACGCCGAGGCGATGGGCCAGTGGGATCCGGTGGTTCTCCAGAACCGTCGCGGTAAGCCGAGCTACACGTTCAACCGGTGCCTTCAGCCGGTGAACATCGTGATCGCCGATATGAGGCAGACGCGCCCTGCCGGGAAGGTACGTCCTGCCAGTGACGGCGCGAGCGACCCCGTTGCGGAGATTTTTGGCGGTCTATGCCGCTCGATCGAGCAATGTTCTCGCGCCGCCGATATCTACATGGAGCAGTACAAGTACGCGGTGGCCGGCGGCTTTGGCGCGTGGCGCATCATGCCGACGTACATGCAGGATGACGGTGACGGCGCGTTCGATCAGGTGCTGCGCATCATCAACATTTCGAACCCGCAGACCGTGATCTGGGATCCGCAATGCGCGGACCCGTGCGCGGGAGACGCGAACCGCTGCATCGTCGCAGAGCGTGTCTCGGAAGAGATCTACCACGCCCTCTACAAGGACGAGAACGGCCAGAGCTTCCAGATCTCGCGTGACAGCTATGGCTGGTTCACCGACAAAGAGGTGCGGATCGCGGAATACTTCGAGCGCGTCCCGCGTGAGAAAAAGATCGCGAAACTGACCGACGGTACGGTTGTAGACTACGATGCAGATCTGCGGGCGCAGGAAGCGCACTTCGATGAGCACGGGATCACGTACGAGAAGCACGGCGTGACCCGCATCGCGAAGGACAAGCAAGGCAACAAGATGATCCGCCCCACGATTGTGTGGCAGGTCATGTGGGTGAAGGTGGATGGCTCGAACGTCCTCGAAGGACCGTACTATTACGACTGGAAGCGCATTCCGGTCGTTCGTTGTCCGGGCCGCTACGTCAACATTGAGGGCCGCAAAAAGTTTCAGTCGTTGATTCGTCATGCCAAGGACGCTCAGCGTAGCTACAATTCCCGCGCGTCGGACATGATCGAGCGCAGCGCGCTTCTGCCGAAGGCGCCGTACCTCGTGACCGAGACCATGATCAAGGGCTACGAGGGCGACTGGAATCAGGCGAACGTGCAGTCGCGTCCGTACCTGCCATACAACATCGACCCGAAGGCGCCCGAGGGTGGGATGCCTCACCGAATGGAGCCGCTCGATCTGCCGCAGGGCGCTATCGCGCTCGCGCAGATGTCGATTCAGGACATTCAGGCGACAATCGGCTACTTCGACCCGGCCCTCGGCAACGCCGAGGACATGAACCGCGTCTCCGGCAAAGCGCTCGTGCAGCACACGAAGCGGTCGGATCTCGGCAGCTACGAGTTTGTGGACGGGTACCGGTCAGCCCAGCAGCTCACGTGGGA